GCGCCGGCCACCGGTGCGAGTTAGCACCCACCCGTTAACGATATGATGTGCTTTGGGTCTGGGCTTCCAGACCAACGGCTTCATCCTCAGCATTGACCACTCCCACCGCAGTTATCACAAGGCGTCCTGAGCCTTTTGCCGAAGCCCTGTTGCTTGAACCGATAACCTTTCCCACCGCAGGCGTCGCAAGTCCGACGCTGGATCTTGTTAATCGTGTCGTACAAGCGCTTTGACTCTTTGTCGCTGAGACAGGCATAGGCTTGGTTGACACGACTCATCACGTCATGGGCGGCGTCTAGTACGCAGCGATCCGGGTGAAACAACCCAGCTAGCTCTCTGTGCGCCGACTTGATCGTGTCCCGGCTGGCGGTGACCGGCACCCCCAGCGCCTCATAATGAGTCCGCGCCGTCAGCACCGCAGTCGCGCGCTGGACGATGTGCGCTTTGGACTTGCCGGTTAGACAGCTATTCCGCATTGCTACAACTCCTCACGATGAACTGGCACTGCGGCGCGAGTCGCCAACACGTTGGCGCTCACGGTTGCGCCTTGGTGAAACCCTTGCGGTCCATCCAAATACGCAGATGACGCGCGCCCAGCTCTAGTAACTCCAAGGCAACTGCTGCACGCTCGCGCTGGCCGCTAGGCAAGGCTTCGTCCAAATGGTGCATCGCGGCTCCTAGCCACAACGAGGCTGCACTGTAGTCGATAACCCCAGCGATAGGTGCAACCGATACAGTCGGGCCTTCTCGGCGGCGCTTCTCCGCCTCCATCAAAAGACCGCTGGCCTTCCGCCGCACAACTTCTTCGCTATCGGCGGTCGGCTGAGATTTAGCCGCCAAGGAAACTTGCCCCAGGCAGACACAAATAGTGGCCGCGTCGCCCGTCGGATCACCGCCGCGTATCGTCAAGTCATAGCCCAGCGCTTGCAAATCAGCCAACAAGCGATTAGCCGTCCCAAGATGCGGCAGAGAAAGTTTGCTAGTCATCGTCAGCTCCTAGTCATCGTTACAGCTCAGAACTTCCCACCTGACCGCTTGATCAGCTGGGGGTGCGTGTGAGCGTAATGCTCGCACGCTTCTTTCCATGAGGCTTTCAACCACTTGTCGATATTGCGCACAGCGTATACACGCAACGTGGACCCGTCAGGGCGTTTGATCTTGGAATCCGGGCCACCTGCAGTCGGAAGCCCCGCCCGCTTTAACTCACGTGCCAGGGCGTTGACCGAAGCCCGCTTGTCGCCTGCACTATCATACAAGGCATACAGCTCCTGGGCGCTAAACAGATCGCCCTGCAACTTGTACTTGTCGAGAACTGCGTCAGCATTATCGCGCAGTTCACGCACCCAAGCACCCAGTTCACTCTTGCCCAGCTCGATCATGGTGGACTTCGCGGTGGTCATCGGCGCTGGCGCCTGCGGGTCGAAGTCGCCCAGGTCTAAGTGCAATAGATAGTACCACAACGCCGCAATGCCGCTCACGCTGTCCCGCCAAGCGACATAGTCCTTGTAGTCTTTGTACTTGCCCGCCCGCACTTCGTGTACAAAAAATCTACGATCCTGGTCATCCATGTAGATAGCGTCGGGCTCGTTAGATGTGAAGTAGTAATTGATGACGTCCTCGACGGTGTAGCTGGGCACGTATTTAGGATTGAGTCGCAGCAGCTTCTGCGTAATCATGGTCATGAGCCGTCGCATAAACCGACGATCGCCACGCGCCGTGATGTCATCGGCGAGCACGAACTGCATATTCTCAGCCCACTCACGCCGCTCATCATCGAGTGCGTCATCATTGATCTCGGTAGCGTGCTTGCCGTAGATGCGCATGAGCGTATGGCCGACAAGGGTCTTGCCGCTGCCGTGAACCACCCCCCACAATACTGCAGCCGTAGCCATCTTGGCGCCTGGATATTGGAGCGGGTACGCGCACCAACGTTCAAACCATTGACGCGCTTCGTGCTCATCCTGGAACAAATGATCTAGCAGGTGGTGCCACGGACTGACGTCACCCTCCATAGGGCCGTCGGGCACTCCCCAGCCGGTCCAAAGGTTGAGCTTGTTGTCTTGAGTAATACGATCTTGGCCAGGGGCAAAGGACAGGCCGTCTACTGCGGCGCGAGCAGGCCACTTGAGCCACTTTTCTGCCGCGCGCACTTCTACCAAACGATCAGATTTTGCGCCTTTGACTCGCTCAGTGTACACCCAGTCGCTGTAATGATGTTGGACGAAGCCGCTAGGCGACATGCGGGTGCCCAGACGGTGGTCCCATACTAAACCGGGGTTGCGCACGTAGACAACGCACTCGTTTAGCTCATGCAGCACTTCGGAGCCTTCGTATTCCTGGGCGGTGTCCAGCAACGTTTGGAAATCTCCGGGGCCATACTCCACGATGAAATCGTCTAGGCCCATCTTCTGACCAGACTTGCCAGGCTTGAGCCTAACAACGTGGACTACGGCCCCGCACTCTAACAAGCGCTCGGCCAGTCGGCGCTCGGCCGCCACCACGTTGGGGTTAGTAGCCGCATCGCTGTCGAAGCATATGTACACCATACGGCCAGACAGCGCGAACTCATGAAAAATAGGCAGCAACGCGGTATTGTGCTTAGTGCTTTGGAATGACCAAACACCACCAAGGCCGATAGTGCGAAATCCGTGACGTACTGCGCACGCCGCTTTCAGCTCACCTTCGGTAATCACTAACGGTTCGTCGGCGTTGCGCGCGATGGCGGTCCAATCTACACCCAACGGCGGTAAATAGGCTTCGGTGACTGAGTTTGCCGGCTGGACGTATCGCAGCGCCTTGCGGCCGGCTAAAACGTCGAAGCCCTTGCGCGTATCCACGACGAATCGTGCGCGCCAGAACTTGGTGGGTCGGCCCTTCAAGTCGAAGTAGGGGATAACGAAGCACTCGTTGACGCTAGGCAGCTTGAGCTTAGCCGCGCCGGCTTTAGTGAGCGGCACTAACCTCATAGCCACCGCATCCTTCGCCGTGAGCCCAGATGACTGGAGCTTGACAAGCATGCGTTCGCGCACCTCAGCTTCGGTGAGACCGGCGGCTGCCGTGGCGGCTGCCTTCTTGCGCGGGGTTGTGCTCATTCTTGGTCGGCTCCTGCAAGGATGAAGGTGTTGCGCGCCCTCATCTGCGTGTAAGGTGTCGCGGGGTTGGCCTTGCCTACTCGGCCACACACTGGAGCCGACGAAGACAGGTGCGTGGCGCCGGTGCCGCAACGCACTGAGAAGGCTGGAGGCGGAATCCCGCGACGGGACGCATTATAGACGGGCAGCCCGGTCATGGTCTAGTTCAGCAGTCCGCAATATGCAGGTGGCGGCCGGCTACCTTTCGCTCACCCTTGTAATTGATATACGGTAAGCGCATGGCTGCGCGGGGCGTCCGCGCCGTCTTGAACTTGGCGGCGGCGGCCCCGGTAAACAGGCGCCAAGTGGCGGCATTCAACGGGTCCACCTTATCGCCATTAAACAACGGGCGCGTCTGAAGTACGTCCGACGGCCTGACTAAGACACCGGTTAGGACCGCCCAGATCACGTGCGTGCGCAGCAACGTCTGGCCGAATACGCAGACTTGGTCGCCAGAGATTTCGCGCCCCGCCTGACGGTATCTACCCGGCATGGTTTCCAACCAAAACAACTGCGTGGTCTGCCCCTTCTGGCGCACTTCAAACACGGCGCCGAGCACGTTCAAAAACACTTCCGCGCGCTCTTTTGACATGGTATCTGAGAGCTGAGGAAACAGCATCTTCATCAATTTGTTCGTCATAGGTCGCTTTCCTACGGGAAGTGTTTAAGTATAGCTATGTATAAAGTCGTGCAATTTGTGATGCTGGTTTGCTGATTGAATTTGCAGATAGATGTGTAAATTACAGGACGGTGGTCTGTCAAATGTGGAGGGCTTCATCAACGGGGGCCACAACAAAACAACGGTTCTCGGTTTCTCGGAAACGTGCCCTACTCTTTTATTCTTCTTTTCTCTTGTATATATAACAACTTTTTCCTAATAAAAGGTAAAGTGGAAAAAAGAGGAACTAGGGAACTCGTGGTGTAAACTACTCGCGGAGTGTGTAACGGCTGCGCTAGCGGCAGAGTTGTTGATAAACGTGTTGTTTACCGCCACCGGGCTGCCGTTTGTGATTGCCGCCAGTTGTGCGGCGCGGGTATAAGGGGTGTAGGCCAACGTAGGCACCAGCGTGACTCCGCCACTAGGCATTCGGTGGTTGGTGCCAAGAGTGCGAAGGGCGGCAGACCAGCGCAACGCTAATCAGTGCGTCAGCCGTAAGTCCTTCAATGGTCTGCACACTTACTAACTGTTGGAGCAATACCTTGGTAACAAAGCGAGCCCCTGCAAAGAAAATTCCCAAGCGCAAGAACGTGGTGGTCAATCGTGGCGGTCCTGAATTGCCGATTACGCCAGCCCCCGCCGACGCCGAAGTTGGCGAAACCGTGAAGCGCACGGGGCGCCCTCCACGTTGGACCAAGATACAGCTTGAGTATGTCACCAATCTTTGTTTGCTTGGATTGTCCAACGACGAATTGGGGCGGCATTTCAATTTGTCAGGTTCAACAATCGGAGATTGGTTGGCGGGCAGGGTAAAGAACCCAGACGAAGTTGCTCCGTTTGTGTCCGCGGTAAAAGAAGGGCGCGAAGGAGCTGACGCCAAAGTTGCGGGGTCGTTGTATGCTCGCGCTGTTGGCTATGAGTACGATGAGCAGGTTGCTGTCGCTACCGGCCGTGGAGAAGTCAGCCTTGTGACTGTGCGCAAGAGGCTGCCGCCTGATGTCGCGGCGGCCTTCATTTGGCTCAAGAATCGTCGGCGCAAGGATTGGAAGGACAAACATGACGATACACCGCAAGACCCCAGCGCGGCTGCCAAGGTTATTCAGGATGCAGTGGCAGCAGCGCTGGCCACTACGAAGCCCGATGAACAAGGCGGGTTGTGAAGTCGCGCAAAGGAGATACCGAGTTTTTGTTTGCGGGTTGGGCTACAACCAACGCCGCAGTACGTCGGGCAAAAGACCTTGGCGTAAATTTGTCAAGCGGTTGATTTGATGAGACGGCTGTATCCGCTCCGCTACCACCCGACGCAAGCGGCCTTGATGAGCAGTTCTGCGCGTTTTCGGGTCGTGCCCGCAGGTCGGCGCAGCGGCAAGACCGAAAATGCCAAGCGCAAGCTTTTAGTGGAAGCGCTCACTGCTAGGGGCTGGGACGATCCGCGCTTTTTCGCTGGCGCCCCCACGCGCGACCAGGCCAAGGCCATCTATTGGGCTGACCTCAAGGCCATGGTGCCCAGGGAGCTGCTGCGCGAGGCGCCGCGCGAAACTGATCTGTGTTTGCGGTTGGTCAACGGGGCCGAAATCTGGGTCATCGGCTTGGACAAGCCCGAGCGCATCGAGGGCCGGCCCTGGAATGGCGGGGTACTCGACGAATACGCCAACATGAAGCCCAGCGCTTGGGGTGAGAATGTGCGCCCTGCGCTCTCGGATCGAAAGGGCTGGTGCTGGTTGATCGGCGTGCCGGAAGGTCGCAACCACTACTATGACATCAACCAGTACGCACTTCACAGCGGCGATCCTGAATGGGCTTCGTTTACTTGGAAGTCCAGCGACATTCTCGACCCCGCTGAGGTGGCAGCCGCTAAGCGCCAACTCGACCCGCTGGTGTTTCAGCAGGAGTACGAGGCGAGTTTCGTCAACTTCGTTGGGAGGGCCTACTACCCGTTTAGCGACGCGGAGCATTGCGCGCCGTTGGCTTACGATGCGCGGTTGCCTATCGGCTTGTGCTTTGATTTCAACGTGGACCCAGGCGTGTGCGCCGTCGTGCAGGAGCAGCAGCTGCCCAAGCAGTATGAGCGCGACCCCGCCACCGGGCGTCTCATGCTCAATCGGCCGGTGATCGGTACCGGCGTGATTGGCGAGGTGTACATACCGCAGAACAGCAACACGTTGGCTGTATGCCGCAAGATCGTAGAGCTGTACGGCCAGCACGAAGGGCCTGTGGTATGCTTTGGGGATGCCACCGGCGGCGCCAGGGGTTCAGCCAAGGTACAGGGCAGTGACTGGGACTTGATCAAGCGGGAACTGCGTCCAGTGTTTGGTGAGCGGTTGAGCTTCCAGGTGCCGGCCAGCAACCCTGCTGAGCGCGCACGTGTGAATGCGGTGAACACGCGGTTGAAGTCCGCCGACGGTGTTATCCGTCTCATGGTCGATCCCAAGAAGGCTCCGCACGTGGTCAAAGACCTGGAGGGCGTGCGCGTACTGCAGGGCGGCTCTGGCGAGATCGACAAGGCCGCAGATCGCAAGCTTACGCACATCAGCGACGCTTTGGGGTACTACGTGGCGAGGAAGTTTCCGGTGGTGTCGCAGTCCGGCGTTGTTGAAAACTTGGTTATTGGTTAACTGAGAGGCGTCTATGTCCACGAAGAACCCGTTGGTTGAGAAGTCGGCTGCTGTTGCGGCTATGGGGGGAGAATGGGAGCTGGTGACAACTTTGCTGGGCGGCACGACTGCTATGCGCGCAGCTGGCAAGCGCTACCTGCCGCAGTTTGCCAAGGAGGAAGACGAGGCGTATGAGAAGCGGCTCAAGCGTTCTGTGTTGTTCCCGGCTTTCAAGCGCACGATCAGCACACTGAGCGGTAAGCCCTTCAGCAAGGCTCTCACTCTGAGCGACGACACGCCGTCGCAGCTGCGAGAGTACATGGAGGATGCCGACCAGCAAGGGCGCAATCTGCACGCCTTCGCGGCCGACGTGTTTCAGACCGCACTGAGCTACGGCCTGGGCGGCATTCTGGTTGAGTTTCCTGTGGCCAAGCCCAAGCCTAATGGGCAGCCCTACACTCAGGCCGAAGAAGCCGCTATGGGGCTGCGCCCTTACTTGGTGAAGATCAGTCCGCACCAGTTGCTGGGTTGGCGCGCTGAGCGCGTCAACGGTGTGTGGCAGTTGACTCAGCTGCGCTTCACGGAGTGCGTCACTGAGGCTGATGGTGCATATGGCGAGAAGGAGATCAAACAGGTGCGTGTGCTGATGCCTAACGCCTGGGAGATTCACCGCCCCAACGCCAAGGGTGAGTGGGTGCTGTACGACGGCGGCGTCAACACGTTGGGTAAGGTGCCCTTCGTGCCGGTGTACGGTGAACGTTTGGGCTTCATGAGTGGGCGCCCGCCGCTGATTGAGGTGGCTCACCTCAACGTGGCACATTGGCAGTCGGCCAGTGACCAGCAGAACATCTTGCACGTGGCCCGCGTGCCCATTCTCGCGGTTGTGGGCGTCGATGATGACTACAAGTTGGTTATCGGGGCGTCTTCTGCTACCAAGTTGCCCGTCAATGGCGATCTCAAATTCGTGGAGCACAGCGGAAAGGCCATTGAAGCTGGAGCAGCAGACCTCAAGGACTTGGAAGAGCGCATGCGACAGGCCGGTGCGGAGTTGTTGGTGCTGGCACCCAGGGTTACTGCCACTCAGGTTCACACAGAGAATGCGTTGGGTGCGTGTCTGTTGCAGTCTATCGTCGAGGACTTTGAAGATGCGTTGGACCAGGTATTGGCCTTGGCCGCCGAGTGGCTCAAGTTGCCCCAGGGCGGCAAAGTGACGTTGTTCAAGGACTTCGGCGCGGCTACTCTTGCGGAGGCGTCGGCGCAGTTGCTGCTTAGCATGAACATCGCAGGTAAGCTCAGCGATGCGACGTTGCATGGCGAGCTGCAGAGGCGCGGCATCCTGTCGTCTGACTTGTCTTGGGACGACGAGCGTGAGCGCATTGAGTCTCAAGGCCCAGCTCCAGGTATGGAGGGCGGCAATATTGGCCAGGGCTGATCATGCTGCGCACTGTCAACGAGAAACTGCAAGCCGCCAGTATCTCGCATCAGGTGGATTTCCAGCAGCTGAATGTCGGCGTGGTGCGCCGCATCATTCAGTTGCTGAACCGTACCGACGCAGACCTGACGGCTCAGTTGCGCGCGGTGATGGACCAGTTGCCTCCGAGCCCGTCGCTCAAGGTTGAGCGCTTGGATGCTTTGCTGGAGTCTGTGCGCGCCGTTAATCGGCAAGCCTACACCGCAGTGGGTGAGCGTCTCAACGAGGAGTTGCGCCAGTTAGCCGGCTATGAGCTGAAGTATCAAGCCCAGCTGTTTGCTACCACGTTGCCTGGAGGCGTTCCGTTCACAGTAGCTGCGGTCACTGCTGACCAGGTGTACGCAGCGGCTTTGGCGCGCCCCTTTCAGGGCCGGTTGCTGAGCGAGTGGATGAGCGGGTTGGAGGCGGACCGCGCAGTGCGTATTCGGGATGCTGTGCGCATGGGCTACCTGGAGGGGCAGACCTCAGAGGACATCGTGCGCCGCATTCGCGGCACGCGGGCCGGCAAGTTTCAGGATGGCATTATGCAGGTCGATCGTCGCAACGCCGAAGCCGTGGTGCGCACGGCTTTGAGTCACGTTGCCGAGTCAGTGCGCGAGTCGGTATTCGCTTCTAACAGCGACCTCATCAAGGAAGTGGTGTGGCACTCCACGCTGGACGGACGCACCAGTGCGGGTTGTCAAATTCGCGACAACAAGAGCTACCACCCCGTGTCACATAAGCCGATCGGCCACAGTATTCCGTGGCTAGGCGGTCCCGGACGCCTACATTGGCGGTGCCGCAGTGCTAGCTACCCGGTTACCAAGTCGTGGGAGGAACTAGGACTGCCCGTGGACGACATGGACGCAGGCACCCGGGCGTCGATGGACGGCCAAGTGCCAGCTGACCTCAGCTATGGGGACTGGCTGCGTAGGCAGTCGGCGGCTCGCCAGGATGAAATTGTGGGGCCGACGCGCGGCAAGCTGATGCGCGAGGGCAAGATGCCCTTCGATGCGTTGTACACCAACAGAGGTGAGATGCTCACGTTGGAGCAGCTGCAAGCGCGCGACGCCGCAGCTTTCAAGCGTGCGGGCCTGATTTGACGCGATGCAGCGCTTTGCAAAATCCTGCCATCTAGGCGCACAGATCGGACCTTCGGGTGCAGGCCCGCCTGGCTTCGGCGTGATCGCAGCTTCTAGGCTGCGATTTTGTGCGCAGTGTGGGCGCGACTTCGCGGTTGACTACACGACTTGTCTGGCGGTATAAGCTGCGCTTGATTGGCCTTGCGTCAATCATGTTGCAGGTAACTGCTGATTGCCCTGACGCGGATGCTGATGGGTGCCCTGGGGTTGGATGACCCCGCCCCGCAATCAACGGACGGATGTCCAGAGGACTGACAATGAAACTCAAGCTGGATGCCAATGGCAACGTGGTCTTGCAGGATGGCAAGCCCGTTTATGTGACCGACGATGGCAAGGAAGTGGCGTTTGACGCTGCGGCCACCGTAGGCACGATCAGCCGTCTCAACGCCGAAGCCAAGTCCCACCGGGAGCGGGCCGAAGCTGCTGAGAGCAAGCTGAAAGCCTTTGACGGCATCACCGACCCGGCCCTTGCGATCAAGGCCATCGCTACGCTCAAGAATCTTGACGACAAGAAGCTGGTGGATGCCGGCGAAGTCGAAAAGGTCAAGGCTGAGGCCATCAAAGCTCTTGAGGAAAAGTACGCCCCCACGGTCAAGCGTGTGAGCGAGCTGGAACAGGCTCTGTATGCCGAAAAGGTGGGCGGTGCCTTTACCCGCTCCAAGTTCATCGCGGACAAGTTTGCCATTCCGGCCGACTTGGTCCAGGCCCGGTTTGGCTCTCACTTCAAGTTGGAAGATGGCAAGATGGTGGCTGTGGACGCAGCCGGCAATCGCATCTACAGCCGTGCTCGCCCTGGCGAGCTAGCTGACTTCGACGAGGCGCTGGAAGTGCTAGTGGATCAGTACCCCTACAAGGCGAACATCCTCAAGGGCACTGGCCAATCGGGCAGCGGCGTGAGTCCTCAAGGTCAGAGCGGTGGCAAGCGTACTCTCACCCGCGCGCAATTTGACGCGTTGCCGCCGGCTGAAAAAGTCAAGGTGGCGACCGAGGCGACGATCACTGATTGACCCTTCACATTCAATTTCTGAAAGGCCCCCATGGCAAACACCCTCACCGGGATGATCCCGACTTTGTACGAAGCCCTCAACGTGGTCAGCCGCGAAATGGTGGGCTTCATTCCCGCTGTGCGCCGCGACTCCAATGCCGAGCGCGCGGCGGTCAACCAGACCGTCAACGTGCCGCTGGGCGAAGCCGGGGCGCTGGAAGATATCACTCCAGGCATCAACCCCGCCAACAGCGGCGACACCGTCGTGGGCACCGTGCCCATTACCATTACCAAGTCCAAGGCTGCGCCGGTTCGTTGGAATGGTGAAGAGCAGCGCGCGGTGAGCTCCAGCGGTACCTACAATCAGGTGCTGGCTGACCAATTCGCCGACGCTATGCGCAAGCTGGTCAATGCCGTGGAAGTGGACCTGGCCATTGCCGCCAAGCAGGGCGCTTCCCGCGCCTACGGGACGGCCGGCACTACGCCACTGGGCACTGCCAACGATCTGTCTGATCTGGCCGGCGTTGCGCAGATTCTGGATGACAATGGTGCCCCCATCGCCGATCGTCAGATCGTGTTCAACAGCGCGACCATCGCCAACCTGCGCGGCAAGCAGGCTGTCCTGTTTCGCGTCAACGAGGCGGGGTCCAGCGACATGCTGCGCAACGGCATGACCGACCGGCTGCAGAACATGGCTGTCCGCTACAGCGCCGGCTTGACGCAGCACACCAAGGGCACCGGTTCCGGCTACCTGGTGAACAGCACCGGCATCGTCGCGGGCACCACTGTGATCCCGGTGGACACCGGCACCGGCACCATCTTGGCCGGCGACGTGATTACTTTCAGCGGCAACAACGACAAGTACGTCGTGGGCACTGCGCTGTCCGGCGGCTCGCTGTCGATCAACAAACCGGGCGCACGCGCCGTCGTGGCGGACAACACCGCCATCACTGTGGGCAACAACTACACTCCCAACGTGGCGTTCTCTCGCAACGCTCTCGTGCTGGCAGCTCGTGCGCCTGCAGTGCCCAATGGCGGTGACAGCGCCGACGACAGCATGTTCCTGACTGATCCGATCACCGGATTGACGTTTGAGGTGCGCGTGTACAGGCAATATCGCCAGGTCAAGTACGAAGTGTGCTTGGCTTGGGGTGTGGCGTGCATCAAGCCCGAGCACGTGGCGCTGCTGCTGGGCTGATGATCTACCAACACTGCTGAAGCAAGTGCAAGGGGCTCCGCGCCCCTTGCCTCGTATTTGAAGGAGCACAAATGTCCAAGAACCAAGCCAAGGCCCAACTTGAAGATCAACAACTCCAGGATCAAAGTCCGCGCGACGTTATCAAGTTGGTGCGTATGCAGCGCGATCCTGACAGCTACCCGGCGCCGCACCGTGCCGACGTCCACCCTGACGAGGTGACCAACTACGCAGCTGGCGGCTGGGTGCCGGTATCTTGAAGGGGCGTGACATGAAGACCGGCGCTCAAGTACGCGTGATCCAACCCGTGATCGAGGGGTCTGTGATCGCACGCCGCATCAACCCCGCTACCGACGACATCGAGTTGCTAGTGGCTTACACCGACGCGGCCAACGAGTGCCATGAGCGTTGGTTTGCGGCAAGCCAGTTGGAGGAAGTCCAGCCCCAAGGAGCGGATCAGTGAAGAAACTGCACAATTTGAGGGCGGCTTTGGCCGCTGCTCTCGCGGGCTTGTTCGGGCCCAAAGTCAGCCACGCAGAGCGCATCGCGGCTATGGACGCCGCAGGTTGCGACGTCGCGCGCCGCGTCGCTCTGCGTGAGTCGGCCTATGTATCCGGTCACTACACGCTGGAGTGCCGCGCTGCGGACGGCTCGCTGCGTTGGGCCGAGGATGTTGTCAACCTAGTCGTCACGGCGGGCAAGAACGATCTGCTGGACAAGTACATGGCCGGAAGTGGCTACACCGCTGCTTGGTATCTGGGGTTGATCGACTCTGCGGGGTACACCACCGGGCCTGCTGCTGGCGACACTATGGCGTCGCACGGTGGGTGGGCTGAGTCTACAGTGTACAGCAACGCCAACCGACCGGCTGTGTCGTGGAATGCCGCCAGCGCTTCGTCCAAGTCCAGTACCGCCACAGCGTTTAACATCAACGGGACAGCGACCATCAAGGGCGCTTTCTTGGTGACGAACAACACGAAAGGCGGCACCTCCGGGCTGCTGTACTCAGCTGGTACGTTTAGCGGCGGCGACCGCTCCGTGCAAAGCGGCGACACGCTCAACGTCACCTACACAGCGAGTGCGTAATGGCTACTGGGCAGGGGGTTGTCACCTTCAACTTTGGGGCCGCCCCCGGCACCAACGTCGTGACGGCTACGGTTACCGACACGGCCATCGGCCCCACTTCTAAGGTTGAGTTGTACCTGATGGGGCAAGATAGTACGGCCGACCATAACAGTTACGAGCACTCGTTGTTGCCGTTAGCCGGCTTGTCGTTGTCGTGCGTCTCGGTGACGGGCGGATCGGGATTCGTTGCGCAGGCGGCTTGCCTCGCGCGCTTGTCGGGTACGTTCAAGGCCCGCTACGTCTGGGCTGATTGAAGGAGACTATCATGGCGGGTTTCCGCATCGAAGGTGACGCCAGCGGGCAAGTCGCCGAAGTTAACAGCGGCCATCAGTTGATGGTGGCGACCGAGCCCGATGCCGGCTCTTTTCCTGAGCGTGTTGGCTGCATTCGCGCCTTTAGTGAGGTTGACCCCGGGTCTCAGATCGGGCACGCTTTGCTGCGCAGCGGCGAAGTTGACATCGACTATCGCCAACGTGTGGGGCTCGACGTTTTACTTGACAGCGAGCAGTTCTTTTACACGGCTCAGAATACTGGCAAACACCGCTACGGCGCCACTACGCAGACCATAACTTGGTCTGCCAACGGGGTTACTCTTAATGGCGGCGGCATCGCTACCGCAAACACCAACTGCGGTCTGGGCACTTACGCCATGTTCCCCACGTTCGGCTCGGGGGCGCTGTACGTTGAGCAAGTGGTGGCTTTCACCGCGCAGCCTACCGCCAACGTCATTGTTGAGTTTGGTGTCGGTATTGCGTCGACTGTAGGCAACGTCGCGCCGTCGGACGGGTGCTTTTTCAGGTTGACGTCTGCCGGCATTTCGGGCGTGGTGTCGTTTTCCGGCTCTGAGACAACTACCAGCGTATTTGCCGGGGCAACCTACGCTAACAATGAAGCGAAGAAATACGGCATTGTGCAGAACCAACGTACAGTTGAGTTCTGGATTGACGACGTGCTGCACGGCGTCATCAAAGTGCCTACGGCTGGCGGGGTTGTAATGTCCAGTGCCAGCGGGCAGTGGTTCATTCAACAACGGCATCCAGGCGCGGCCGGCGGCGTGCTGCAGACTAAGTTGTTCAGCTACACGGTAGCCTTGGGCGGCTTGTCGCAGGTGTTGGATTTCAACGACGTCGGCAATGCTATGCACGGCGCTTACCAAGGGCTGAGCGGCCATACCATGGGCTCGCTTGCGCAGTTTGCCAATAATGCTAACCCTACTGCGGCTGTACCTACGAATACCACGGCAGCCTTGGGCACTGGTCTGGGCGGTCAGTTTTGGGAGACTGACACGTTGGCGGTTACCACAGACGGCATCATTTGTAGCTACCTAAACCCGGCTGGTTCTGTGGCTATTCCGGGTCGGCGCTTGGTTATCAATGGAGTCAAGATCGAGAGTTTTGTTCAGACGGCTTTGACGGGCGGCGGATACAACGCTGTCTGGTCTTTGGCGTTCGGTCACAACGCGTTGTCTCTGGCTACGGTCGAAGGCATCGCTACCAAGGCGCCACGCCGTATACCTCTGGGCAACCAGGCGGTCGCTTCGGGGGCGGCGGCTCTGACCGCGCTTCAGACGGTACAGATGACGCTCAACTCGCCTGTAGTCGTCAATCCAGGCGAGTACGTGGCTTGTGTCAAGAAGAAAGTGGGCACTGCCCCGTCTGCGGGCGTGATCGCGCACACTATCACTTTCGACGCTCGTTGGATATGAGGAGACTGCCATGCCCGTAACCTACGCAGGCAACTACACTAAGCAGGTCAAACTTTTGCCGCTGACTTTGTCGGCGGACGGGACAGCGCACGTCACTGTTCGTTATGGGTTTGCCGACGAGCAAGGCAACTTCGCGGCCATATCCGAGAAGACGGTGCCTATGAGTGAGATCGACGTGGCGACTATCCTGGGCGCTTCGCCTACTCCCGGGCTGACGCGCCGCGACGATCTCAGTCTGGCGGTGTACACCTGGCTGGTGACCAATGGCCACTTGGAGCCCGGCAGGGTGAATTGACATGTCTTTGCTGCTAGCCCTGACCGCGAGCAACGGCGGCGCTACCTACAACGTTAATGTTGAAGAGGGCGCGGTTGCGGGGGAGGGTTTGGCGATTGCGCTAGCGGCGGCCGGGTTCACGCAAGAGTCGGTTGTCGCTAACGATCTTTTGTCGGCTCAGTTAGCCGCGTTGTCGGCGGTGCTGGAGTCGGCTGCTGCTACCGACAACCTGGCCGGGGTCGGCGCGCTGGTTTCGGGATTGATCGAAGCGGTGGCCGTAGGGGCAGCCGAAGCGGCCGGAATGCAGGGTAGTGCATCTATCACCGAGATAATTGCACCTGCGCACGATCTGGCAGCAAGCTTTGCGGCTTTCGCGCAGGTTCTCGATCCGGTTTCGGCGGCGGCCGACGTTTCGACCGGCCCGGTGGTGTCGGCGGACCAGGTAGAAACCCTTAGCGTAGCTGACTTGGTCGCAGCTGCGCAGTTGCTGACTGAGCTGGTGATCGAAGGCGTCGCCCCGGCGGACGCAGCCCAGGCGGCTGCTGCGTTGCTCAGTGTGTTGGCTGAAGGGTCGGCCGCTGCGGACTATGTCGCGGCAGCGGTAGCGTACACCTACAACGTGAGCTTGGTCGAAGCGGTCAGCGTCATCGAGCTGCTGACCGAGGTGCTGTATGACGAATTCCAGACTTACCCGCTGGCGGGCATCAACCAGTCGATGCCGCTTGTTGGCCTGACGCAGTTGTACGTGTTGGCGGGGCTTGCTCAGCAGTACCTGACGGCGCGTCAGGGCTTCCCGCTCGAAGGCCAGGATCAAGATTGGCCGATTAAAAACTGAGAGGATAACATGGCTTTGATTGTTGAGGACGGGACAGCCAAGTCAGACGCCCAGGTGTACTGCTCTGTGGAGTATGCCGACGCGTGGCACTCGGCTCGCGGTATCACCTTGTGGGCTACTTTGTCGTTGCCGGAGAAGGAAGCCGCGCTGGTGCGGGCTGCTCACTACATGCAGCAGGCGTATCGTCTGCGTTGGGTAGGCCAACGCAAGACTGTCACGCAGTCTATGGACTGGCCCCGCTACAACGTGCCGCGCGCAGACGGACCGGTTGCCTACGGTTACGGTCCTGCGTACTACGCTGACAATGTGGTGCCTATTGAGGTGCAACAAGCCAACGCTGAGATGGCGTTCAAGGCGGCATCTGGCGATCTGGCGGCAGACATTGCTCAGATCGTGAAGCGTGAAAAAGTTGACGTCATCGAAGTGGAATACATGGACGGCTCTACTCCGATTGTGCGCTATCGAGCGGTGGACAACTTGTTGGGACCGTTGCTCAAGGATCAAGGCGGCGGCAGCATACAAGTGAGTCGTTCATGAGCACCTTGTACAGCAAGCTGGCTAACACCGCGCGACGTCTGTTGGCCGATAAGGGTCAGCCCATGACGGTCACGGTGTGCACTCCGGGCGTTTACAACCCGACGATCTCAGACGCCACGCCAGGGTCCACAGCTGTCACGGTTGTGGGCGTGATGTTGGACTACACAGAGGCGGCGTTCAGGGCTGACGGAGACAGCGCGGTGTTGCGAGGGGACCGCAAGGCTATCATCAGCGCTCAAGGGTTGCCCGAAGTGGGGATGGGCGACACGTTGACTGTAGGTGGCGAAATCTGGAGTGTGGTGCGGGCCAAGAAGTTAAACCCGGCCGGCACTGTCGTCATACATACGTTGCAAGTGCGGAAGTGATGGCTAAGTGGAGCGTGCCATTGGAAAAGCTGGCTAAGAAGGCCAACGTTAGCATGGACGTCATCGTGCGTAAATCCACGTTCGATATTTTCAGCCGCGTGGTGCGTGCTAGCCCAGTGGACACCGGCCGTTTCAAGAGCAACTGGAACGTGTCTTTTGGCGCGCCCGATCGCAGCACGACTGCCAGCACCGCCACTATGCGTTCCGAGGGAGAAATCAGGAAGGCTCTGACGTTGCCTGTGGGCGGCGTCGTGTACCTGACCAATTCGTTGCCCTACGCGGTGCGGCTGGAGTACGGCTACAGCAAGACCCAGGCGCCGCAAGGCATGGTGCGTATCGCTGCCAGAGAGTGGGTGGCCAAAGTGCGGGAAGCCGCTAGGAAGGCTTGATCATGTCCTATGTTGTAATCCGTCAGCTGTTGGAAGTCCACCTAAACGTTCTAAGCGGCGGCTTACCCACCGCTTGGGAAAATGTGCCGTACAAACCGGTTGTCGGGACTCCGTACCAGCGAGCGAATTTGCTTCCGGCTGAAACTGACAACCCGACTATGGGCGTCGCGGAAGGGTCTGGGACCGCTCTCAAGCGCGAGACGGGTGTGTTCCAACTAACGTTGTTCTACCCCCTGAACGAAGGAGCTGGTAAAGCCACAGAGCGGGCTGAGCTGTTGCGTGATCACTACAAGCGCGGTACGTTCTTGTCGGCTGGGAACGTCAGACTGGTGATTGACCGCAGTCCTAGTATTGGCAGGGCTTTGGTCGATGACGGGTATTTCGTGGTGCCTATCAGTGTGCCGTACAGGGCCGACGTTCTGAGTTGACTGGCGCTGGGTCGGCGGCTATAAGTTGCATTGCTTCGGCAGTGTATCCGTTCACTTCATTGAAAGGAGGGCGTCATGCCCATCGCAGCTGGTGTTTTCAAACAATTGGCTTACAAGGCAGAGTCCGCATATGGCACTGCCCCTGGACAGGCTTCGGCCCAACAACTCCGCCGTATCACTTCCACCTTGGACTTGACCAAGGAGACTTACCAATCCAACGAGATTCGCACCGATCAGCAGATGTCGGATTTCCGCCACGGCGTGCGCCGCGTGGCCGGCGGTATCAATGGCGAGCTGTCACCTGGCACTTGGAAGGACTTTTTGGCGGCGATCCTCAAGCGCGATTTCGCAGCAGTCACTGCCATCACTGGCGCCGGCCTGACTATCTCCGGCTCTGGGCCTACCTACACCGTCGTGCGCAGCGCTGGCAGCTGGTTGACTGACGGCTTGAAGGTGGGCGACGTGGTCCGCTTCAGCGTGGGCGCGCTCAACGCCAGCAATATCAACAAGAACGTCATGATCACGGACATTGCGTCGGCGACGTCCATGACCGTGCTACCGCTCAACGGCTCCGCGATGGTGGCTGAGGGCCCGATCACTGGTTGTACGATTACCGTGGTTGGCAAGAAAACCTACGTGCCCAGCTCAGGCCACACCGACAAGTCGTTTGCCATCGAACATTGGTACAGCGATCTGGGGCAATCTGAGTTGTTCCTGGGTTGCAAGTTGGCGCAAGCCTCTATCGACTTGCCACCTACTGGACTAGCTACCATCAACTGGGATGTGCGCGGTCAGGATATGGCCGACACGCAGGCCAAGCGCGGCGGTGTCGCGACCAACACTCAATACTTCACCAGTCCCACCGCCGCCACTACTTCCGGCTCACTGGCGGCTGTGAACGGCGTGGTGCGGCTGGCCGGCCAGTCAGTGGCAGTTCTCACTGGCTTGTCCGTGACTATCGCAGCCAACTTCACTGGCGATCCGGTGGTGGGTGCGAATGTTGTTCCCAACCAGTTCCCGGGCCGCGTCTTGGTGAGCGGCCAAGCTTCGATGTATTTCGACGGAGTGACCATCCGCGATGCGTTCATCAACGAGACTGAGGTGGACATTTTGGCAGCCTTCACCACCGACAACACGGCCACTGCCGACTTCATGACGTTTGTGCTGCCGCGCGTCAAGTTTGGCGGCGCCAGTAAAGACGACGGTGAAAAGGGCCTGGTGCAGACGCTGCCTTTCCAGGCGCTGCTGAACGCCAACGGCGGTACGGGTGTGAAGACCGAGCGCACCACGCTGTCTGTGCAAGATAGCCTCGCCTGACGACGCTAAGCAGGCATAAACTTCTCGGCGGGTGCTGGGGATTGGCCCCACACCCGCTTTCATTTGGAGCTGGTTACAATGGACTCCCGCAAGTTTGATATCACCGCACTGGATGTCACAGCGCATTCCGAGGAGGGCATTGACGTCCCCATCGTCAACCCGCGCACCGGCGAAGAAACCGGTCTGGTCATCAAGGTTCAAGGCGCTTTCTCCGAGCGCTTCCAGGAGTTGATGTCGCGCCGCAAGAAGCGTCAAGCGATGCGCGAGAAAAGCGCGGTGGCCCGCGCCATGAGTCCTGAAGACGACGACGATACCGCCGAGGTGTTGGCCGAAGTCACCTTGGGTTGGACCAACATGGTGGAGGCGGGCAAGGACATCGCTTTCAGCAAAGCCGAAGCCCGTCGTGTCTATGAGAAGTACCCGGTGATCCGGGGTCAGGTTCTGACGGCAGCAATTGACGTCGGAAATTTCATCAAGGACTGATTGCGTCGGTCGTGGAGTTTGCGCAGCATCAGTTCCAGCTGGCTAAGAAGCAAGCGGATGGCCGTTCGCTGCGCGATCACCTTGAATCAGTCCAACGCCAGACCGGACGCACGCCACCTGAGTTAGTGGGGCCTACTTTGTTGCCTATGTGCAGCCATTGGTGGGCCTGGTGGCATGAGTTAGCGGAAGGGCGCCAGCAAGGTCTGGCGCTTTCTACTTTCGCTTGGTCGGAAATTGGTCACTGGGCGCAGCTTACCAAGCGCGACATCGACCCAGTGGACGTTGCTGCGTTGCGCGCCATCGACAGAGCGTTCATCGAAATCAACACGCAATCCAAGCCAGCAGAAGGACGTCGCAAATGAGTGGCATGGATATCACTACCCTTGGGCTGGCCATTGACTCTAGCCAGGTGGGCAAAGCCCGTGACGAGCTGGACCGCTTCGTTTCAGCAGGCGACAAGGCTGCCGGCGCGGCCACCAAGATGGAGGCGTCTTGGGGCAAGCTCAAGGGTGTGTTAGCGGGCTTGGCGCTAGGTGCGACGATTGGCGAGTTGGTCAAGACGGCTGACGCCATGGCGCTTGTTGACGCGCGGCTCAAGCTAGCTACAGGTACCGCGCAGGATTTTGCCAAGGCCCAAGCGCTGGTGTACAAGATCGCCCAGCAGTCTAATGTGGGGCTAGCTGAGACTGCCACTCTGTTTACTAAGCTGCACGACCCCGTCAAGCGTATGGGGGGCGACGTAGCCACAACTGGCAAAATTGTCGAGGCGTTTTCGGCTTCGTTGCGCGTGGGCGGCGCCAGCGCGCAAGAAGCCGCGTCTGCCACTTTGCAGTTTGCTCAGGCTATGGGCAGCGGCAAGCTGCAAGGCGATGAATTCAGGTCCATCGCAGAAGCTTCGCCTCGTTTCATGAAAGCTTTGGCTGACGGCATGAAGGTGCCAATTGAGCAGCTGAAGAAGATGGGCAGCGAAGGCAAGCTCACTGCCGATGTGGTCGGCAACGCCTTGGTGAAGTCGTTGGACCAGCTCAAGAAGGAAATGGCCAGTATCCCAGACACCGTCGGCGGGGCCATGACCCGTTTGACCAACGACTTCAAAGTTGCCATCAACGATATCAATAAATCCAGCGGCGCTACGCTAGGGTTGGCCGGTGTAATCGAGGCAGCCCGTGGTTTGATTCCATCGCTCAAGGATGAAGCCATCGAGGCTTTCAAGAGCGTCGGCGCTTGGATTGACTCCAACAAACAGGGCTTGAGCGAAGTTTGGGCTACGTTCAAAGGTCTGGCTGGTGAGGTGTGGGAGGGCGTCAAGGCCGTGTCTTCCTTGGCGGGCTTCGTGGGCGACGTGCTGGTGCAAAGCGGCGCCCTCAAGGTGATGTGGGAATCTGTACGCTTGTTAGTGGCCGGTTTCAAGGACGGCGTGGAGCTGATCGGCGCTTCGCTGGCGCACGTCGGGTCCAGCATCATGCAGTTACTGGTGTTCCCGCTGGTGGAGGGCGGCAAGATTGCTGCTGCTATCGCCAGCGTGTTCGACAAGGAGCTGGCTGCTAAAGTACAGGCCAGCATAAGCAGCATCAAAGAGTTCACCGAGGCTGGTGAGCGATACGCTGCCGGCGTTGTGCAGAAGTTTGCTGACGGTAAGTCGGCCGTGGCGACCTTGTCGGAGTCGATGAAGGCTGCTGCTACCGCCACCAACGTCGCCACGACAGCAACCGCCGAGGCGGCCACCGCCGCCGTGACGCTCAAGAACAAGTACGCAGAGCTGACCGAGGAACAGAAGAAGTCGCTGCAAGCTTATAAGGACTTGACACAGAACATACGTGAGCGCATTGAGCAACTGAATCAAGAGGCTGCCAGTGGCGTCAAGCTCAACGACGCTGAGAAGGCCATGATTAAGTACAAGGAAGAACTGACCGACAAGTACAAGGATTGGACGCCTAAGCAGCGCAAG